TAATGCCTTCTGCGGCGCAGATGCGTCAAATGGCCGCAGACGAGAAAAAGCGTCAAGAAGAGGAATCAAAAAAATCAGAGGCAAACAAACCCCAATCAGAGTCCCTGCTGCCAACCACAGAGCTTTCTGCACCGACAAATGAGATAACTACATTTACGCTACCTGGAACGTCAATAGACGTACCTGTACCCCGTGCAGAAATTGTTTCTACGGCTGTTATTACTGCTGGAGCCTCTTCTGTGGCGGCTGTGGCTGGGACTCTTGCTGCTGGTCAGCTTCTTCAGTATCTGCAGAAGGCGTTGAAGCCTGTGATGACGAAGGGGCTGAAGAGTCTTGCAAAATTACGGGGGAAGCCTCCTGCTGAGTCCGACGCCAAGCAGAAATGGAGACGATATGGCCGCACAAAACATGCAGGTCGGAATCGGGTCTGATGGTGTAGCCCTTGTCCAGCAACTCACTACATTTGACAGCTCTGCTCAACTCGTACGAGAGCCTTTCACGTTCGAGTTGTCTGCGGACGAGGTCCTTGCACATCTCCGTGATTGAGCCATCGAGGGGCACACTGAATCCCAGCTGCACACCGTAATTACCACTGCGCACATATCCTTCAGGGTCAAAAGGCAACGTCTCGTTGCCCAGCGCAAAGGTTGTTGCATTGAAGCTTGGCCCGCTGCAGTTCACACCTGATCCAAAGCTTTGCCGAGATACAGCACTGCTTTGGTTGATCTGTACTGATTGATTGGTGTTATTGCTTGTCGCTGCTGCCTGTGGTCGTGCGGTGTTGTGTGTATCGCCTTCTGCAAGTGCAGGGCTAGCAAGCGTTACTGCGAGAAGACACTGAGCGACGTAGTGGTGGACTCGATGTCGATTGTGCGGTCGATGTCGATCGTT